CAATGGTTATAAATGGTCATTGCGCCCGTTTCTACTTCCTTGCTTAATTCGATGCAAAAGGCTTTTTTATCCTTTAACTTGCCGTACATTGTTTTAATTTCTTTCATTTTTATTTGTTTTTAATTAATCTAATCCAAAATATAAATCGTTACTCAAATCGTCCGTATTTGAAACTTTCAACGCTTCAATTAGTTTTGCTTTTGACTCTTTACACAAACCAAATCCATAAGAACGGTATCTATAAGAACGTTCAAAAGAAGATATTGGAAACATCAAATCGCCATCAATTACAAGCTTATTATTTGTCATATCTTCAAAAAAAGTATCTACAAAAACATTGTAATAAATAACTCCTTCGGGTTCTTGTTTTCTTGCATAAGCAAACCGAGTAATTGAAAAATCAAACATTGATATAATTTCAATTGCAGTGCCGTAAGTATGTCTAATTAATTCAATCCTGATATTCGTATTTTTGTTTTTATATGAAATAGTGTTATCATTTTCATAAGACAAAACATAATTTTCATTACTCTTAAAATGCTCAACGGCTTCTAAAAAGTCTTTTTCACTCTCAAAGAAAATATCTAAATCTTTTATTTTTTGTCCTTTAAATATGTTTTTAAAACAGCCACCTGCAATAAATCCTTTGTGGCATTCCATATAGTAATCTAAAAAACGTACTTTGTTATAAGTTTCTTTTGGTCGTTCAATAAAGTTCATAATTATTTGTTTTAATGTTCGGTACAAATATAGAAATAGTTTTTAAATAAACAATAACAACAACGTTATTTAGACTGTGTATAAATTAGCTACAACAACAACGTTTATCCAATTATTTGTTTTACATTTGCTTCAACAAAAAAATAGAAATTATGATAGACACCCACGACGATTGGAATTCTAACAATCCAATCAACCAAGAAGAAAACGAACCGTTAAGCGAGTTGGAAGAGTTACAGGAATGGAATGCAGAATTGATTGGCAAGAATATTAAAATGAGAATCCATTTAAAAAAAATTGCTGGATTTGAGGAATGTATAAGAACTTTTGGAAGCTTAACATACGAACAGCAAACCGAGAAAAACGAAATTTTGAACCAATATTTAAAATAATTATGAAAGCAGGATACTCAATCACAAGATTAGAACATTGCGCACCTCCAAAATGTATAGAGGTTATCAACTATCATTTTTCAAATGAAGTTTACAATGTTTTTTGGTTCAATTATACGGAATGCAATAGAGATACAAATTCAATCGGAGTTTGGAAAATAAAACAATTAAAAAATTAGAAATTATGGATTTATCAAAAACAATTATCCCAAAGTCAGACCAATTAAATGCCGACGATTTAATATCAGGGTCAAAAACTATCAAAATACGTGATATAAAAGGCGGCAATGACGATGCGCAACCTGTATGTATTTATTTCTACGGAGATAATAACAAGCCTTTTAAACCGTGTAAATCAATGCGTAGGGTATTAGTTCAATTGTGGGGGGCAGATGGCTTGCAATTCATTGGCAAACGAATGACTTTGTTTCGTGATGATACGGTAAAATGGGCAGGAGTTGACGTAGGAGGGATTAGAATTAGCCACGTTTCACATATTCCAGAAGCTACACGAGTTTTAGTTACAACGGCTAAAAATAAGCGTACACCGATGACTATTGAAGTTTTGCCGTTGGTGGAATTGAAAGATTTGGCAGGAGCAAAAAAGGCTATCCAAGATAAAAAAATTAATCTTGATGCAATTTTAGAAAAATACGATTTAACACCAGAACAATTAAAAACTTTGCAAGATGAAACAGTTTAAATGTAGAGCGTCTAAAGGCGGTATATTGTTGACAAACGACAGAAGTGGTAAAGCAATGGGAGAAACCGCAAAATCTTACGTTAAAGAGTGGTTAATTTCAGAAATTACAGGCAAGGAAAAAGAAATCAAATCTAAATATCTTTCACGTGGTAACGCAATGGAAGATCCTGCAATTTCAAGAGTGGCAAAATATTACGGAGTTGAGTTACAAAAGAATGAAATTCAATTAGAAAATGATTACTTTACAGGTACTTATGACGCAAGAACTATTGACCGTGTAATTGATACTAAAGTGCCGTTTGATTGCTTTACGTTCCCGTTCTTTGTAGTTAATTTTGATATGAATTATTACGCACAACTCCAAATCTATATGAACTTAACAGGCTTGAAAAAGGCGAGTTTATGCTATTGTTTGGAAAATGGTAGTGAGGAACAAATCGAAAAATTATCGTGGCAAATTGCTAAAGATTTAGGAAAAGACGAACCCGATATGACAGAATGGGATTTGGCAGAAAAAGAATTGAGTTATGACCATTTGCCAGACAATTTAAGAATAAAAGTTTTTGAGTTTGAATATGATGAAACTTTTATTGAGCAAGCAAAAGCAAGAGTTTTAGAAGCTCGGAACTATATCGAAAATGAATTATTAACACAAATAAAATAACAATGTCAAAAATCCAAATTACATTAGACGCTACGAAATTACGTAATCTAATATCAAATCGAGAGTTTCAAAACAAAGCAGGCGAAACGGTTAAACTGCAAGAAGTAAAATTCGAATTAGTAGAAGTCAAAGAGCCTAAACAAATCTACGAAAAAGACAATATGCGAATTATGAAAACGCATTTCGCTTGTGTTATTCAAACTAAAGAAGAACGAGAAGCAAAAGCCGATACCGTTTATATTGGCGAGGGATTTACAACTATCTGGGGCAGTGATAAGACTGAAAAAGTTTATGACGCTACACCAATTACAGAAGAGAAACCGGATCTTCCTTTTTAATATTAACCCAAAACATCACTCGCCTAAAAATGGGTGATGTTTTAAAAAACCTATTATGAAAACAGTATCTCAATTAGCTAATAATCTAAATATCGGAATAAACGTAATTAATCGAATTATCAAGAAAGAGAGAATAGTTAATTGCGTTCCGAGTGATGGTAAAAGATTGATTAACGAATATCAAGAAGAACATATACAGCAATGTTTGATATTGGAAGGATATTTGGATTGTTTCACTTTTGAAAGCAAAATGCACGATCTACCGGAACAAGAACCGTTTATCGAATTCAAAAGAAGAAACTACTTAAATTACAACAAATGAAAAAGTACTACATTATATTTTACCTAACCAATGGCAAACAAATTTGGTTACCCAAAAGATAGGATTTGATTAAAATTTTTACTATATTTGTTTATCAATAGTTGCGTTATTGATACCGAAAAAATATAACTTAATTCAAACCCTAGTAGGAACGCAACTCCGAACAGGTTTGAATTTTTTGCATTATGGAAACAATACAAGAATGGAAAGAGAATTACAGACTTGAAAGAATTAAATCTAACGAGGTATGGAAGTTAATACCGGGATATGATGAGTATTATGTGAGTAGTTTAGGCAGGGTAAAAAGTCTAAAATTTGGTAGAGAAAAAATAATGAATACTTGGCTCAATAAAAGAGATTATTTCGTTATTAGATTAAGTAAAAAAACCGAACCTAAACAACTATTTATAAAGGTTCATCAACTTGTTGCGATGGCTTTTTTAGAACACAAACCAGACGGAACTCAAAACTTAGTCGTAAATCATATTGATTTTGACACACATAATAATTGTGTTGATAATTTAGAAATTATTACACATAGAGAAAATGCCAATAGAAAACATTGTAAAAGTAGTAGTTCATATACTGGAGTTAGTTTGTGTAAAAAAACTAATAACTGGAGTTCTTCAATTTTTGTAAATGGGAAAACTAAACATTTAGGAACGTTTGATAATGAAATTGACGCTTCAAAATATTATGAAAAAGCTTTGCTTTGTGTTAAAGAAAATAGAATAAACGAAATAGAAACCTTTCGTAAATTTGCATCAAAATACAAGGGAGTTACTTTAGATAAAAAATCTGGTAAATGGAATTCAAAAATTTATATAAATGCGGGTAAAAATGGCAGGTTTTTAGGTCGGTTTGAAACTGAATTAGAGGCTCACAACAGATATCAAGAAGAATTATTAATCCTTAAACAATTGACACAATGAAAAAACTAAAAATTCTCGTTGGATGCGAAGAAAGCCAAGCAGTAACTATTGAGTTACGAAAATTAGGTCACGAAGCATTTAGCTGTGATTTAAAAGAGTGTTCTGGAGGTTATCCAGAATGGCATTTAAAAATGGATGTTTTCCAGGCAATAGAACTTAAAAAGTGGGATATGGGAATATTTTTTCCTGATTGTACTTATTTAACCGTTTCAGCTAATAAATGGTATAAAAACCAGCCGGAACGCAAAAGCGGTACTTTAGTAGGGCAAGCCAGGCGAGATGCCAGAGAAAAAGCAATTTCGTTTTTTATGAATCTTTATAACTGTAATATTCCAAAAATAGCTATTGAAAATCCTATTGGCGTAATGAGTAGTCGGTTTAGAAAACCAAATCAGGTTTTACAGCCTTGGATGTTTGGACACGGAGAAACAAAAGCCACTTGTTTATGGTTGAAAAATTTACCGAACTTAATACCGACTAATATCGTCGATGGAAGAAAACAACGTTTACACGAATTGCCACCGTCAAAAGATAGGGCAGAATTAAGGTCAAAAACCTTTCCAGGAATCGCAAAAGCTATCGCAACACAATTCACTATATTATGAAAAAACTAACCATCCTCTTTGAAAATTGGTATGACCGTATGACACGGATACTTTGGGGTAAACAAAAGTTTAGAATTTAACAACAAAAATAATTAATTATGAAAACGACAATCAAAACAACAATTAAAGGAAGTGAAAACGTTTATGTTTCAGAATCAGTAAGCGATATTTTCGCCTTATTGATAGACAAAACGGCTTTCCTATTGCTTACAAATGTGGCTTTCGATGGCAAAAAGACCCAAATCATTATTAAAAAATCTTCAATTAAAATGGTAAAACAATGAAAGATTTAATAGAACGTATCAAATCGATTCGTTTAGAGTTGAAAGATTTGAAGTATGAAAGAAATGCAATCCAAAAACAAATCGATAGTAAAGAAGATGTTTTGGAAGAGTTGGAAAAATTGACAGTTAATCAATTGGATTTATTTAATGAAAATTAACTGCACCGATTGCACATATTTCAAAGATGGAGTATGTACTAAAAATTCAAAGAACGGGTATTTTAATTGCAAGAAATTTAAAGCTATTCCGATTGATGTTTTAACGAAAGAATACAAAACTTTGTTGGTTTCTGGAAGCAATCCAAAACGTTTACAGGAATTGAAAATAAAGTTGCAAGAAATTAACGGGGGTACGATTTAATTCGTTACATTTGTAAAACAATAAACAGCGAGTACCAGTCGCTTTGAACAATTATAAATTTATCCTTTTTAAGAAATATGCACTGGTACTGCATAGAGTATTGAAAAGGATTTTTTATTTAACAGTATTATGAAAGAACAAATTTTAGAGTTAATCAAAAAAGAGATTGACAATTTGGATTTAAAAGGAAGAGTTGATTTTATAAATGAATTGCGTTATGGCATTCATTTACAATCGCCTTTCAAAAACGAACCTATTGATTTTGTGAAATGGGAATTTAACGACAACGTTGTATCGAATGATTACAACCCGAACAAAGTTGCTCCTCCAGAAATGGAATTACTGGAAGTGTCAATCATTAATGATGGTTATACACAGCCAATTGTAACTTGGAATAACGAAACAGGAAAAACAGAAGTAATTGACGGTTTCCACAGAAGTAGAGTGGGTAAAGAATCCAAATTGGTAAACAAAAGAATACAAGGATATTTACCAGTCGTTAATATTAGAAAAGCTCAATCAGGTAAAAATGACCGTATCGCTTCAACTATTCGACACAATAGAGCCAGAGGAAAACATCAGGTTAATGCAATGAGTGAAATTGTAATTGAGTTAAAAAACCGTAACTGGAATAATTCAAGGATTGCCAAACAATTAGGAATGGATGAAGAGGAAGTTTTAAGGCTTTGTCAGGTTTCTGGATTAGAGCATTTATTTAGTGATAAAGACTTTTCAAATGCTTGGGTAACCGAAGATGACAATCACGAATTCACACCTATTTCAGATGTTTTAACCCCGGAAGAGATTTATTCTTTTAGAGTTGGAAACGTAAACGATGATACACGAATTTTTCATACTTACGAAAAATGGGAATGCCATAAAGCAGGGTTTTATCAATCTTCTAAAAAAGGAATGACAAATGAGGAATGTGAGACAGAATTTAAAAGGATTTTATCCGATCAGGTTTTGTTTGCTGAAATATTGGAAAAAGTAATTTCAGAGTGGAAACATTCCTGCGAACATTATTTGACTAATAAAGCAATGAACAGAATAGCTTGGTTAGGACAGGCAGCAGTTTGTTATCATTCTGGCGTTCCATCTAAATATTCATCGGCTTGGTTCGATATTCCAGAAACGACAAGAGATGAAGCGAACGCAACCGCTTTAATTTATCTAAACAAATGGCTATCGTTAAATGACCGTTTAGAATCTGAAATGGAAGAAGCTGCAAGTATTGGAAGACAAATTGAACTTTATTAATTATGAGCAAAAAAATATACATAGAACAAAATGTTCTTGAAGCATCAAAAAAACGTATAGTTGAGGTTTTCAACAACTTTGAAAAAATATACATTTCTTATAGTGGTGGTAAAGATAGCACCGTAATGACACATTTAGTATTGGATGAAGCCATAAAAAGAGGTCGCAAAGTGGGTTTGTTGATTATTGATTTAGAAGCTCAATACACAGAAACAATTAAACATATTGAACACATTGTTGAAAAATACAAAGACAATATTGATTTACATTGGTTTTGTGGCGAACTCTTATTAAGAAATGGAGTAAGTGATTTTGAGCCAAAGTGGGTTTGTTGGGATGAAACAAAAAAAGATTTATGGGTAAGACAAAAACCAAGGTTAGCAGCCGATTTAAATCAATATGATTTTTACGTGCCTAAAATGGAGTTTGAAGAGTTTATGGTTCTTTTCGGTAAATGGTATTCGAACAATGAATTATGCGGTGGGTTCATTGGTATTCGTTCAGATGAAAGTTTACACCGTTATAGAGCTATAACATCAGACAAAAAAGATTTGATGTTTAATGGCTATAAATGGACAACAAAAGTTTCAAACAATCTTTTCAATCTGTATCCAATTTATGATTGGCGAACAGAGGATATTTGGATTTTTCATTTAAAAAATACTGATTTAGAGTATAATAAAATATACGATTTAATGACCAGAGCCGGGGTAAAATTCAGTAACCAAAGACTTTGCCAACCGTTTGGCGATGACCAGAAAAAAGGTCTTTGGTTGTACCATTTGTTAGAGCCTTTGACTTGGTATAAATTACTGAATAGAGTAAGCGGTGTAAATTCCGGGGCGTTGTATGTGCAGGAAAAAGGAAATATGACCGGGGCAGGTGATGTTACAAAGCCAGAAAATCACACTTGGGAATCATACACTAATTTTCTGTTAAAATCTTTGCCAAAGAAAATGCAGGATCATTATAGAGAACGTTTTGTTAAATTTATTGCAGGATGGAATCAAAGAGGGTATGAAAAAATACCTGATGAAGCTCCACACGATTTAGAAGTTAAATGTTGGGCACCATCTTGGAAGAGAATGGCAAGGTGCGTTCTACGTAATGACTACTACTGCAAAGGTTTAGGACAAACACAACCTAAATCCGAAGCATACGAAAAATACAAAGCTATTAAAGAAAAAAGAAGATTAACCGATGAAATGGAGTAACGACAAAAGAGTGAGTTTTGATAGTAAGACTCACTCTTACTTCTTAAAAGAAAAACGATTAACATCGGTAACAACTCTTTTAAGTAAGTTTAAAAATGAGTTTGATTCTGACTACTGGTCTAAAGTTATAGCCAAAAGAGAAAATACAACCCAAGAGGAGATTCTGAAAAAATGGAAAGAAAAAGCGTTTAAATCAACCGAAATAGGAACGGCAATACACAAGATATTTGAAGATTATACCGAAAATAAATATTCTATTCTGAATGAGGAATTAGTATTTGATTACAATGAATTAAAACCGGAATACCTTATAGAATTCAATCTAAAAGAAACGCAATCACTTCGATTTATAAAAGACTTTTTCTTAACTAAAAGGATAATTCCTATACATTCTGAATATATTGTTTATAATGATAAAATAGCCGGGCAAGTTGATATGATTTGTAAAGATAGTGCAGGAAATCATTATATTCTGGATTTTAAAACAAATGAAAAAATAGATTTTGAATCTTATAAAAGCAAAAGAATGCTGGGGGTTTTGAACTTTGTAGAAGATTGTAGCTATTATCATTACTGTTTGCAATTGTCAATATACAAAGAACTTTTGAAAGATATTGATATTCGTAAAATATTTTTAGTTCATATTACTACTGAAAATTATTTCTTTATTGAGTGTGAAAATATATTAGATAAAGTGAAGTTAGAAGAATTAATTTGATTATATTTGTGGAATAGTTAGCGTCTCACAATACCTAACAAAGATTTTATACATTGTCCTACAATGAAACTGAAGTGAGACGCAGTGGATTTGTGGGACTTTTGCATTTAACTAAATAGTTGTCGGTAATCTTTAAACCGTTATGTTATGGCAAATGTTAGATTAAAATTTTACGGAACAGAAAAAAGCGAAACCGAAGATCATTCGCTTGTGGCTTATACAAATTTAAATAAAGAAATGTATTTATGTTTAGAGATGCCAAACTTTGAAGAATCGTTTATTTGTTTAGACAAATCAACCGCAATTAGACTTGTAAGAGAATTAAAAAAACAAATAGGTTATATGGAAAGCGAGGTTGACAATGGCTGAAAATAAAACATCATTCGTTCTTTATTCAGATAGCAAGACCATAATTGACCTGCTGACAAACGAACAAGCAGGACTTCTTTTGAAAACATTATTTGCATACGTAAATGATGAAAATCCTAAAATAGACAGCTCAATAGCTATAGTGTTCGAAGTAATCAAACTACAGCTTAAACGTGATTTAAAAAAGTGGGAAAAAACAAAAGAGGGTAGGTCTACGGCAGGAAAAGCATCGGCAGAAGCCAGAAGATTAGCTAAACTAAAAGAACAAACTTCAACAAATCCAACAAATGTTGATTTTGTTCAACAAACTTCAACAAATCCAACTGTAAGTGATAGTGTAAGTGTTAATGTAAGTGTAAGTGATATAAATAAAGTAGTTATAGGCGAAAAAACGCCTAAACTACCTAAAGCAAATAAGGACGAGTTATTTAATTTACGAAAGGAATCTTTCAGAAAAGAATTGACACATTATTTAAAACAATACTCAAAAGAAACATTAAGGGCGTTTTTCGATTACTGGACAGAGCCAAATCCAACTAAAACAAAAATGAGGTGTGAGCTTCAAAAAACTTTTGATATTAATCTACGTTTGAAAAACTGGACTAAAAACGAAAAAACATTTATAAATAAACCTAAAAATTCTTTATTATGAGTTGGATTACAGATAATGCAGTAAAAAGGATTTTTAACGCATTCAAGCGTTCAAAGGATAAAATCTACAATGAAGATATTGAAGCCTTGAAATTATTAAATCAAGAGCTTTTGGATAGTCAAAAAAAATATGTTAACGATAATATCCTTTATGCAAAATTACTTTGTTGTGTTTTAAAAAACAATATGGCAAATTATGGAAGTATGAAAATTTCAATTTCAAAAGCAAAGGATATTTTAAACACACCGTTATCACACCATATTGAATTTTTGAGAGGAACTATAAACGAAATTGACGATAGGGAATATTTAACCAGTTTGGGTATAAATTTAGAAAACTACACCGATAGTCAAGACGAGGAAATAAATAAAATCATTACCGAAAACCAAAAGGAAATGATAGATAATTTTTGCAAGTTCTGGACTTATGAAAAAGTAGAAAAATCATTTTTCAATACTGCAAATGAATTTTTAAAAGATGTTAACAATTACAAACAATAAGCTATGGATTTAAATTTTGAAGAGTTACAAAACTCGAAAGAAGAAATAGACTTCGATAGTTTATTAAACGATTGTAATGTTGATTTATCAGAGGAAATGCCAAAACCAGAAATACTTTTATCAATAGGAACACACCAATATAAAAGCAAAACATATCCAACCCCTTTAATGACTGCCGGGGAATTTAGCGCAATTATAGCAGTATCAAAAGCAAAGAAGTCATTTATTAAAAGTGCGTTTTTGGCTTGTTACATTGGAGGGGATTCTAATTTATTATTTCCAAATATAAAAAGCCACCGTAACGAAGATTATACTATTTTGGATTTTGATACTGAACAGGGTAAATATTATGCTCAAAGAACTTTTAGACGAGTTTTGGATATTGTAAATAGTCCTTATGACAATTATAAATGTTATGTTACACGGCATCGAACATCAAACGAAAGATTACAACTGATTGACTATTGCTTAAAAAATCAGGATCGTTTATATAAAAAACCAGTTAAGTTAGTTTCGATTGATGGAATTGCTGATTTAGTAGAAAATACAAATGATATTGTTATGAGTAAAGAGGCGAGCGATTACATTATGAGATGGACTTATCAATATAATCTACACATAACAACTGTAATTCATAAATCAGGATTAACCGGGAAGCCATTAGGACATTTAGGAACTTATGTTTTAAAGAAAGCCGAAAGTGTAATTGAATTGGAAGTAAACGAAGATAAAACCGTTTCGGTTAACAATCCATATTCAAGAGGAATTTCCTTTGAAATGTTTAACTTTGATGTTAACAAAGATTCTTTGCCTTATTTAGTAAACGATGACTTTTAATTATGACACACTCAATAAAAATAAAGCCGTTAAGCGTAAACGAATGTTTTCAAGGTCGCAGATTTAGAACCGTGAAATATGATTCTTTTATAAGAAGTATGCTTTTTTTACTGCCAAATAATTTAAAAGTTCCAGACCCAAAGAATATTAAATTAGCTATTGAGTTTGGATTTAGTAGCAAAGCAAGCGATATTGATAACTGCTGTAAAAGTTTCATCGATTGTTTAGTAAAAAAATACCGAGTAGATGACCGATACATTTATGAAATGCACGTGTTTAAATCAATAGTAAAAAAAGGTGATGAGTATATTAAATTCAAAGTTTATTAACCCTCCCCCAATTCCAACAATTAATTTATTTAGAATTAATAACCAATAAAATTTAAATGATATGAAACTATTTGAAATAGAAGAAAATTACAAAATGCCAGATGAATACAAAGGTAGG